GCATCATCGAGATCGCTGGTATCAAGATCTACAAGTCCATGAACATTCCGTTCTTCGGCAACTACGGTACCAAGTATGGTACTGGTTCTGCAACCAACCCTGGTGTGACCGATCCTGGTAACTCCGGTAGCTTCGTTGGTGAAGAAATGGAAGACGCTGAGAACTCCGACACCGGTATCAACAACGAGTACGGTGAAGGCGGAGCTGGCGCAACTGGTGACTTCAAGAACTCCTGCGGCCTTATCTTCCAGAAAGAAGCCGCTGGTTGTGTTGAAGCAATCGGTCCTCAAGTGCAAGTCACCTCGGGTGACGTCTCCGTGGTCTACCAGGGTGACGTGATTTTGGGTCGCTTGGCTATGGGCGCAGACTACCTGAACCCTGCTGCAGCCGTTGAGCTGTACGCTGGTACTGCCACTGCACCTGCTCAGTTCGGTACGGTTCAAACCGCTTCCAACAACGCTGGTTACGGCGGCTGATACATATCAGTTCTTTTATACGGGGATCCTTCGGGATCCCTTTTTTTTAATTATTACTACTATGCCTGTCACCTATGCTGCGTCCACCGAACTGGATGCTGTCAATCAAATCCTAAGCTCCGTGGGACAGGCTCCTGTCACCACGCTTGACCTTCAGAACCCTGAGGTTGCTATCGTGCTTACCACCCTGCGAGAAGTAAACAAGCAGGTCCAAAGTGAAGGTTGGATGTTCAACCAGGAGCGCAACTACACGCTCAAGCCCGACTCTACAACTGAAGAGATTTTGTATCCTACCAATGCTTTGCAGGTCGATACAAACGAAGATCAACATCGTGATGACTATGATGTAGTACGACGTGGAAAGAAACTCTACGACCGACTCCACCACACATATAAATTCAAACAAGACATCAAAGCTGATATTACTTGGCTGTATGAGTTTGATGATGTACCGCCCCCGATTCAGAACTACATTACAGCACGAGCTGCACGTATGGCTGCAATCAAAACAGTCGGTGAAGCACAGCTTAGCCAACTACTGCAAGAACAAGAACTTATGACCCGTGCCACCGCAGTTGAGTATGACTGTAGCCAAGGTGAATATAGCATCTTTGGTTGGCGTGATGGTGAGAATACTTACAACAACTATCAACCATATAACGCACTTGCACGATGAGTACTATTTCCCAAAGGATTCCTAACTTGCTTCTGGGTGTATCCCAGCAACCCGACAAACTTAAGTATCCGGGTCAAGTTAGAGAAGCTTCTAACGTCTTCCCTGATTATGCGCTCGGACTGCTCAAGCGACCAGGTGGTAAATTTGAAGCAGAACTTTACAACGCTACAGCCCGAGGACGTTGGTTTCCAATCCTTCGGGATGAAAATGAAAAGTATGTCTGTCAGTATGACACCACTGACGGACAGTTCCGTATCTGGAGTTTGATCGATGGAAAACCTCGTGCTGTGGACATGGGTACCACTGCTGCTACTGGACAGCCTAGTGGTTGCAACATTACTAATCTTAAGTCTGATCTAGATACATATAACACCGCTCAATCTACTACAGATACAGAGCTGTCTGATCTAAACACAGCACAAGCTTCTTTCCAAAAAGTTGATGACGGTCAAACTGCTACTAAGGTAAACCTGTTTGATGTAGATGTTACATACAAAAACGGTTACTATGAAGAGACTCTAAAGTCTGGTGTACTTGAACGTATCGACAACGGTCAGCGTATTGTCAAAGATGATAGTCTTACAGGTAATGCAAAAAATGTAGGAGTTGTTGCCAAAGGCGCTTCTATGCCTTCTGGCTATGCCTTAGGTAACGACCGTACAGATGACTATCCGTGGTTTAAGCGTGATGGTTATCGTGTATATGAAGTAGAAAAAACTGTTGCTGCTACCCATAACGCTAGTCAGCTAGCTACCGAACAAACAGCCATTACAACCGCTGAAACTGCTCATACTAATGCAAAGACTGCAGAAAGTACAGCTAAAACTGCTTACGATAGTGAGGTCACTGCTTGCAATATCGGTGCTGCTAACATCCCTTCTGGTGCATACCTAAAGGATGCTAATCCTGAGGACATTGAGATCCTGACTATCAATGACTATACGTTTGTCTTGAATAAAAACAAGACTACGGCTATGAAAAATAGTACGTCTGATCCTTTTCCTAATCAAGCATTTGTAGTTATCAAGAATGCTGCGTACAACGCTTCGTATAAAGTTACAGTTAACTCTACTACAAATAGCCATGACACTGCTCAAGTAGCTCAAGCTGGCGGAGCACGTCTTGACTGTAATACTATCGCTGCGGCTCTGACTGCTTCTATTAACAGCATGGGTGGCATTACTGCTACTCAGGTTGGTCCTGGTATTTACATCCAAGGTAACAGTGCATTTACTATCAGCACTACTGGATCTACATCCCAGGAAGGTATCTACGCTTTTCAGAATGAAATCAACATCAGCTCTCGTCTTCCTAACCAGTGTGAAAACGGCTACATAGTCAAGGTTCAGAACAGTGATGAGGTAGAGGCAGATGACATTTATGTTAAGTTTGTAGCTAACGGTGGTGCTAACCGTGGTCCTGGTGTTTGGGAAGAAACTATCAAGCCTGGTATTAAATACGAGATTGATGCTGAGACCATGCCTCACCAGTTAGTACGACAAGCTAATGGTGTGTTTAAATACGAAACTGTCAACTGGGATGATCGTCTAGTAGGTGATGAAAACACTAACGATATTCCTAGCTTTATTGGTAAGAAGATCAATAACCTTTTCTTCTATCGTAACCGATTGGGTATGTTGGCTAACGAAGCTGTAATTATGAGCCGTGCTGGTGATTACTTTAACTTTTTTGCTAACAGCTCTCAGGTAGTAGCTCCTGATGATCCGATTGATTTGCAGGCTACTTCCGTGCGTCCTGTTACGTTGAACTATACGCTGTCTACTAGCGTTGGTCTGCTTGTTTTCGGACCTAACGAACAGTTTATCCTGTCTACGGATGCTGACGTTATGAGTCCTACAACTGCTAAGATCAATACTATTAGTACGTTTGAATGTGATTCATCTATTGACGCCGTAGCTGTTGGTACAGCTCAAGCATTTATTAGTAAATCTAATCTATACAGCAAGCTGTTTTTGATGCTTAACGTTCAAAAAGAAGCTGCTGCTCAGATTGATGAAGTCACAACAAACATACCAGAATACATACCGAGTGGTATTGACACAATGGTATCTTCACCAGCTATGTCTATTATCTCTTTAGGTAAAGCTGGTAGTGATACTGTTTATCAGCACAGGTTTTTTATTCAAGGTAATAACAGAGTACAGACGTGGTATAAATGGAAGCTTACTGGAGACCTGCGTATGCAGTTCTTTGATAAGACTACGTTCTATGCTGTAACTAGCTCTGGAAGTAACGTATATCTAACATCGTATGACCTAACACAAGCTAGTGAATCAGGTTACCTGACTCTACCTACTGGTGAAAAGACAGACGTATGTTTGGATATGTTCAACATCAATCCGTATAGAGCTTACTCGTCTACTACAAAGAAAACTACAGTAACACTACCATTTGATCATATTACTGGTAAAAAACTAGCAGTTGTAGCCGTCGGTACTTACATCGGTGATACTATTTCAGCTACAGCTGAATCAGAAGGTTCTGTATTTTACTTTGAAGACAACGATATATCTAGTAATCAAGTAACACTTAACGGTGATTACAGAGGCAGAGATTTGGTCATCGGTTATGTCTACGACATGACTGTTGAGCTGCCTACTCTGTATCCGGTTCAGACTGAAGGTCAGCGTTCTATTGCTGACAATACTGCTGGTCTGATCTTGCACCGTATCAAGGTATCTACTGGGCTTAGCGGTCCTATCACTTACAAGGTTAACATTACTGGTAAAGATAATTGGGACAACGTTATCAATGTTACGTTGCCTAATAGCTATGTATTAAATAACGTAAACTTGTCTGCATCTGCTACGCATGATGTACCAATCTATCAACGTAACGAAAACCTAACTATTAAAATTGTTGGGGACACTCCATTCCCAGTAAGCCTTCTGAACATTGTTTGGGAAGGTAACTACAACCGTCGATTCTACCGCCGATCATGACTTACAGACCACGCCGACGTACTCTCTCGTCTACCATCAGGATAGGTAAGCACTTATGTAAAGTGTTTATCGAACCTTGGGATAGGGAAGAAGGTATTGGTGTGGTCTGGAACGTAGGGTTTGCTGTCGGTAAATCACGCAGACAACTTAACGACTGGTACCACGGTAGACGTAATAAACGATACCGCAGCTTGCATAGAAAGATGACTGGAACTGAGGGCTTCAAAACCATTACACGTGGTTTCAATGAGGTCCTCAGATTACGGTGGTCTATACCTTCAGGTGATACAATCGTCATTGATTGTACAAGTGCCTTCCCTGAAAAACAATGGAAAACGTTCTCCAGATGGAGGCGCTGGCACCCTGACTGGTTTGTTAACGAAAAGCTGAAAGAGTTTTACTGGACGAAACCTTACTAAATTTATGGATTATCTTAGCGCTGGCCTAGGTGTCATGAAGTTCGCTACGTCTTTCTTTGGAGGACGTAGTGCGGCTGCTGAACAGGCTGCAAAAGTTGCATACAGCAACACAATGAACCGGGAAAAAACCCGGATCATGAACGAAGCCAGAGACCGCCAGTATGAGCGGCAGGTAACACGTTCTGGACGACAGATTAAAGAAAACTTTGCTGCTGCTAACGCTACCTTCCAAGCAGAGCACTCCAAGTTCAACGAACAGTTGATGGCGTTTGCCTTTGCAAAAGAAGGTATGCTGAATCAACTTATGCAAGCCGAAGGATACGGTGCAGCTTCAGAGACTTATGGTAAAAGCGCAGAACGTGCTAAAGCCATTAAGATTCTTGGCGAGTACGGTAGAAATCAGACTCGCTTTGCTGAAACTGTGGCTAGTGCACAGCGTCAGAACGTACGTAACATGGATGCTATTTCAGGATCTTTGTCTGCTGCCAACGTACAAGCTACGGCTTTTATGCAAGACGGCGGACCTATGCCTGTAATGGCGCAACAACAGTATAGTAGTGGAGGAGGTAACGCCTTCCTTCAAATCGGTAACGCTTTGTCTGCGGGATTGTCTACGGCCTTCCAAGCAGATAAGATGTTCGACTTCTCAAAACCACCAGCAGAACTACCAAATCCCAAGGGATCATAAATGAAACTACCTGAAATTACTCCTTTTCAATTTCAGGGATCAGCACAAAGTCTAAAGTTTGACCCAACTAAGATTCCTGATCCCAATCCTTACGCAAATCAACACCTTAGTGCCATCCAAGAAAGTTTCAAAAACTTCGAGAAAGGTGGTCTTGGTCAAATAGCTGAAGAATACCAGGGTTTTCAGGATCTGATGAAGCTGACTGAAACTGGAATTGATCTTACTTTAAAAGCAGCAGAGATCAACAAACAGTTTCAAGAAAGTCGTGCTAACCAAGAGTTCTTTAAGTTGTATCAGGAAGGCAAGCTTGATCGAGATGCTTTGACTGCACCTGTTAAAGCTGTCGATGCTCAAGGTGAGCTTGCTGCAGAAGCTGCGTTTGAAGCTGCACAAGCTGGTGCAGACTTTGACTTGACTGAATACATCCGTAACAATTTCTCTGGTCATGGGTACACTCGCATCTCAAAGCTACTGTATAAGTATGCTATGGATGCACAGCATGGTGCTTACATTCAAGAGCAGTTAGATTTTAACGAAACTGAAACTGTTGTTACAGACAGAAACGGTAACATCCGTACTGTAAAAATTAACGACAAAACTCTTACTCCGTACGAACGTCGTCAAGTGGTTTCTGAGCTTGACCGTGCGTTTGAAACAGTTCCTTATATTGCTGTTTTGAGTCAAGAGGTACGTGCTGCTAGCGGTGGTTTTGAAAAACGAGCTAGCAACATTAAGAAAATTAACGACGCATACACAAAACAGTACAACATTAACCAAGGTCAAAACATCAGAGCTAACGTTTTTTCAGCTGCTTTGACAGATCTTAAAAACGGTGTTTCAACTAACTACAATTCGTATGTAAAGGAAATTGCTGCGACGGTAGATAAAGAAGGTAAATTGGTTGGATTGGCTGGAGCACGTCACATGATTCAATCAGCTATCTACAACAATGTAGAAGCTACAGGTGATACAACTGCTTGGGAAGCCTTGAAACAAGTGCCTAGCCATACTGGCAAGCCTTTGGGAAAACAGTATGAATCCGAGTTCGACGCATACGCTAACAAGGTTCGTGACGCTCGTGATGGTTATTTCCAAGATAAACAACGTTCTGTTAAAATTGAATACACCATGGATAATGGTGCATTTGTTGCTGAAGCAATTAACAGTGCAGAAGGTCTTTCGACTGCAGCTTTTGAGGAACGTATCGACGCAACTAGAGAAGCTGCGATGGTGTATGGTGTGTCTGAAAACGATTTAGGCATGGAAGGTCTTGTCAAGGCTCAGAAGATGCACTCTATGTCTGGCCGAGCTTTGGCTCAAAGCCGTGAAATTCTGCGTGAACTTGACAAAGCTGGTAAGCTTGATACTTCTCATGAGCTTCTTTTGAACCCTACATTACGTAAGGAGTTCTACGAAGCTGCTGAAAAAAACGAAAAGCAACGCTTGAGTTCTCGTTCGTTTGAAGCAAGGAAAAAGTATACTAGAGCCATTGCTGATGCTGCTAATGCTCCTGTTGATCTTGACGGTACCGTTGGCGGTGACCTTGGATTGATTGTTTCTGAGATTCTCCGTGATGCAGAACTAAAGGCTGAAGCCGCCGCTCGGATGCCTGGTGTTGATTATGACGAAGCTTTTGAATCAGAACTTTCTAAGGCAACATCAGAGTTTACAAAACATATCCAACGTGGTTCAGGACATAGGTATGAAAAAAACGACAGTGGTCAATTTTTTAGATTCCGTCAACAAATACAAACACCTGAAAAAGATTCACCTGCAGAAGCCTATAACAACAGTGTCGCTAGGATTACTACTGCTATGCGGAGTGCTGCCGGGAAAGATTTTCAGACAGCCGTTAACCTAGCCATCGCTACCTTTGGTAACGAAGCACAAATTAAAAAGGCTGTCGCTAATTTTGATTCTACCGGACGTGTGCGAGCTGATATTCAAGGTGCTGCTATTGAGCTTGGTTATGATAACGGTGTTGAGCTTTTGAGAGCTGTTGCTAAAGCACGCGGTGTTGAAATGAAAACCACACCTACTGTGTTTGAACGTCGTAACACCGTTAGCCCTAAAGAACGTAGGTTCTTGGATGCACTGATGGCTGATAACTATTTTAACCCACGTAGTGTCGTGCTTACTTCTGATGCACGACGGCGTCCTGGGTTTGAAGCTACTACTCCGCCGCCTGTAGAAGCACCAGTAGCACCACCTTCTAGTGAGGGCTGGTCGCGTCTGAGCAGAGTGTTGAGGACAGGAGAGGGTACTCTTGGTAATGAAGGCTACACAACCATGTTTACCGGTACCAAGTTTACCGGATTTGAAGACCACCCAAGAAAGCTAAACACTAGCGGTGCTCTGACTTCTGACGCAGCAGGTGCTTATCAGTTCCTGTCCACTACTTGGGACGAAGCAAAGGCAGCATTGAACTTGACTGACTTCAGTCCTGAAAGTCAAGAACTAGCTGGCAGGTTCCTTGTTGAACGACGCGGTGTAGACCCAGACAAACCTATCGAAACTAAAGAAGAGTTTATTCAAGTAATGGCTAAGCTTGCTCCTGAGTGGGCTAGTATGCCAATCATTAAAGATGGTAAATCAGTATCGTATTACGGAGGTCAACCCGCAAAGGACATTGATACTCTTTGGCAAATCTATCAAGAGGGTAACTAATGGACTTTGATCCCCTAAAGGAAGTAAAAGACGCAGAAAT